GGCCCCACGGATAATTTTAGTTTTAAATTTTTCAACATTTGTTAAACGATCATGATGATCATCAATTTTATTGATAATATGATCAATTTTTGTTTCCATGCGGACAACTCGTTCTCGCACATCCATGATATCGTCTTGATAAGGCATAATAATGTTTTAAATATTTATTATTTAAGGTGTTGGAATTGTTAAAATTTTAGGTAAAAACTTAAAATTTGATGGATCCAACTCTTTCATTCTTTCCAATTTAGGATTTATCATTTTTTCCCAAACACGTTTAGTTATTTCGTATCTCTTTTGTAATATATCTTTCTTTTCTTCTTGGTCAATTAGTATATTTTCTTCTATTTTCTGTGTATTAATTATATAATTATTAAAATCATTTATTAGAGCTGTAAGTTGATCAAATTCCTGTTCACCACTATAAGGAATGTTGAATTCTTTTAAAAATACCTTCTTTAGCTGCATATTATATATTTATAAAAAAAGAGGGGGATCTTTCGATCCCCCCCTCTTTTTAAAACTTCACGGGACGTACCGTGTGAAAAATTTTCTTTTACATGCCAGGATCTACTTTTTTTAGAAGTAGACGCTCTGTGTGGCAGGTGTGAACGGCTGACCCAGACCAACGACAATAATGACGTGGTAGTACAGGTTAGCCCCGAAGATATTATCCACAACGCCGTAACGAGTCATCAATCCAACGCGAGGCGAGAAGTCGTTAGGACCAATCGTTCTCTGGACGAGGACTGGGATGTACGGGCAATAGATGATACCTGTGTCGTAATACTCCGGACCCTTGTACCCGAGTAGTGCATACTCGAGGCGGGTGCTACGCTGCGGGTTAGTGAGAGATCCCGGATATGCTCCGAGGTTCTCAGCCTGCGCGTCTGTGCGTGTATCACGATACACATTAAACCGACCACCGAGATTTCCAACCTTGGAAACGCCAACAGGTTGAGTGTTGACATTGCCTTGGACGGGAACCCACTGGAATTCAGGAAGCATTTCCAATATGGCGCAAACGCGAGGTGTTGCAACGATGAAGTTGGCAGCACCACGACGGTTACGAACCGCAATGCGGTTAGCTTCGATGATTAGTCTCTGGTAGAAGTCACGATTACGTTCAACTAGCCAGCGACCATCAGCGGAAGCGGGAGACCATACGGAATATCCTGATCCGAAGCCAGCATTGAGGGCAACCTGAATCATACGAATGATCATCTCACGGTCAATTTCTGCCTGTAGCTCATAGCTCATAGCATTTGTCAACTCGGTGTCGATGTCGATACCATTCATATTCTTCAAGTCTTGTTCAAGCTCTACGGACCAGCGAGCAGCAAGCCTACGGGTTCCTGCTTCGACTGCAGTTTTCTCGAAAGAAACTTCAATCTGAGGAATCTTACCGGTAAGTTCGAAGTTACCCAGGATCTGAGCAACACCCTGATCGGTGCCGAGCATTGTGAATTGATCATAATACGGCTGCGAAGGGGATGCGCCAGAGAGCTGAGAAGACGAAGTACCAGTATAACGGGTGTCAAGGAGTTGATATCCAAGTTCAGCACCGTTAGAAGGATTGGCAGGTGTTATGGCGGCATTTGCGTTAGTTCCGCTACCGTCAACGCCAGAATTACCCAATTGTTTATTGAGGTACTTATAGCGAAGAGCGAAAGCAAGACCGACGGGACCACTCATAGGTTGAACACCTACTATCTCGTTGGTGATTAGTTCGGGGAATGTACGACGAATCATCGGGATCAGAATCTTGGGCAGACGTGCATCTCCCTTAGCATAGTCGTCACCAGCGGTGATCTTGCCAGGGGGATTGAACGAAGCTCCAATAGATGCACCTGAACCGAAAACACCACCGCTAGCGGCAGTGTTATCTTCATTAACCATGCACCATTGCTCTTGGTTTTCCAAAAGCATGGCGGTGTTGAGACGTGTGTGATCGTCTTCGATAGCCCGGACAGAATCCGAGGTATAATCGAGGACGGGTGCCCACTTCTCTAGAAGGGTTTTAGCGCGACTCTGATTGATGTAACTCGTGGGAGGAGCGATACGCTTACTCATTTTATTACATTCTCCTTTATAAAATATCGACCAGTAGCAAATTTGCTACCAAATAATCTCAGGTATAAACCTCAGAAATCACCAGCGACCAAGTTCGTTGAGATAGCTGCTTGTCGATTCGTTAGCTTCAGAAGCGGGCTTTTCAGCAGCTTCTTCTACTACGACACGATCAACAGTTTCAGTTTGCTCAACGGCTTCGTCGCGTATGTTTGAAAGACGCTCCTCTTCAGTTTTATTAAAGAGTTTAAGAGTGTAATCATAGTTCTCATTAATGAACTCAACATCTTTGTTACCCAGAAGCTTCGCGATATATTTCTTCTTGTTTTCAGGAAGATCACGAGTTTTCTGTTCTAGTAACAGAGAGGCTTTCGCCTGATTGAGTTCTTTTTCAAGAACTACACTGCGCTCTTTTGCGCTTTCAAGCTCTTTACGAGCTTCATCTAATTGTTTCTTTCCGTCCATTACTGCTTCACGAATGCTTTCTTGGGCAGTCGCTGCATCAACGGCGAGAAGATTGCGGACCTTGCCGAGAACGTCAACAGCACGACGATTAGTCACTGCTTTTTTGATGTCTTCTGCAGGTACAACTTCATCAAGATAAGCTTCCAAATAGGTGCTAATATCATTGATGGTTTCGGATTTGAAAGATTTAGCTTCGTTAGAAAGTGCAGACTGATATTTTTCTACGATAGACTTGAGTTTATCTGAATGATTTTCATCGATAGCAGATACAACCTTGTTTAGTTTAGAAACGTGATCTTTATCGATTGCTTCAACGAGGGATTCTAGCTTTTTGCTATGATCTTCGTCTTGTTCGGCAAGAGCTTTTTCAACGTGGATCTTGACTTTTTCATTCACGCTAGCTTCAAAAGCTTGCTGAATTTCATTCAAGGTTTGTTCCGAAAGAATATCCTTTGTGGCTTCTTTTAGTACATCTACAACGTTTTTGCTCATAAAATTATTTATTTATTTCCTTGTTATTTTTTTGATTTTTTTACTTTTTTAAATCCTTAACAGCGTTCTGTATACGATTTTGCAATTTAATATCCATAACAGCTTGAAGGGATTTTTTGGCACTAGAATAATCTTTTTCAGTAAGACACTTCAGAAAATTGTTAATCAAAGATTTTTGTTTATTATCCATGTGTTTTTATATTTAGCTCTTTGCACTCAATTTTCTAAAGAAAAGAACAACTTGTTCTTTCAAAAATGCTTCAACATCAGTACGAGGAAGGTTGGAAAGGGCAGATGTAAAGCTGTCATATATCTCTTCATAATGACCACTTTCTTTCAAAACAAACTGTTTACTTTCCAAAATACCATCAACAAAAGCTTTGGGGAACGACGGATCAGCAACACAATCAATTGCAACCAAACGAAGATCAGAAACCTTGTTTATTCCGTTTGATCCTTCGCTAAGTTTTCCTAGAGCACGGCTGCTCATTCCTACCTTTACTCCGTCCTGTATCAAACTCTTAACAATCATTCCCATAGGAGTGCTGAGAACTTTGCTTTTACCGTAAAAAACATTTCCATCCTGACGAAGTTCAGTAACCATGTGACAAACACGTTCCAAATTAACTTCAGGAGTTTGAGGATGATTCAATTCACCCATGCTGCGGTGATTCTTGATCATTTCATTTGTATAACGACCAACTTCTTTGGCCATTTCTTCAAGATTATAAACGCGGCGATTACGATTGGCTTGTTCGGCCATCATATAAGGACCTTTGATATAAAGAGTAGCAGGCTGATTTGGATTTTTTTCTTCCAACACGTATTCGAAATCATCATTAGATGCGGGACGTTCTACAATAAGTTTTAAACCATCATTCATGAATATAATTATTTATATAAATTATCTATTTTTTCGAGTTATTTATTTTTAAATCTTTCTCTGTGAGGATAATGAACTCTGTATCATGGCTTTTTGCCCATTTTTTAGCAGCTTCCCATTTTGAACAATTTGTTATGTAAGTCATTTGTTCATAAAGAATTGTGGCTTTTCTACATCTGCTATTTTCAAAATTAGGTTTTCTGGTTTGTTTTTCAGGTTTTATTTCAACAAGATATTTTTTATAAATTTCTCCTTCTTTTATTACCATATTTAAATCCACATGATACAACCGAGTGGTTTTGGCAAACGGATGAAAGTAAGGAATTTTTATACTTTCACTGGCCCAGCGGGAAACATTTGGATTATCATCACAGAAACGAAAAAATTTCAGCTCATATGATGAACGATACAAGATTGGTTTTTTTCCGACATATTTTTTTTCGTTTTTAGGAACAAAAATTCCTTGAATGAATTTACTGTTTTTTTGTAAAGGTATCATTCAGGATATTTTTAAATTATCCTACCAACATTTGAACAGGGCTTGCATCACCCAAGCCCGGAGCAGAACCTTCGTAAAGTCTCTTTTCCAAAGCTTCTTTTTCACGCAATCCTTGTTGCAACATATCGTTATAATTCAACTGCCCACCTCCGAAAAGATTTACAGCTGTATACTTTCCACGAACATGACCAATGGCTATTTTTGTAAGAGCCAATGAATACTGTTGAACCCATTGTTCTTGGATTAATTGTTGAACTGGACGTTCCACATAACAATTAATAATACCATAAAATCTTGATCCCGATCCAGGTGTACGGGGTGGCGGAAACATCTGAAGATACTGTGTACGTTCATCAAATTTTACAGAACGAGGTATGCTCAATAGCTTATCACGATTTTTTAACCAATCTTTCAAAATATACCAACTGATAAGATCAAAACCATAATTTCCCATTGAATAACTGAAATAAGTTTGCTGGGCCAATGTTTGTTCGATTGTGAACAGTGTGTTGACTCCGGTTGAACTTCCTTCTTCAAAATATCGAATATCAATTACCTTTCTGTATGTTTGAATCAAATAATCATAACTATTCATTACAGACAATTGGTCGGGGAGATTTCCTTTCGGATCTGGTTCAGATACTTGAAATGCCATGGGATTTGTGGGATCGCCAATTATCATGTTACCGATATTGTACATGCTATTGATGCTGGTGTTGCGAATATCGTAACGGAAATTAAAATCCGGAGTTAAACTGAACAATGTATCTAAACGAACACCTTTTCCGTCTTCATAAAGATCGCTATCAAAAACAAGATATTCATCGGTATAACCTGCAAATTTGCTGAACATTTCTACGGCAATTGCAATGTTCTCATAAAGTTGATCCTGATGTATTTCGACATTAACAAGAGGAGCACCTAATTGTCTGCTTATTCGAACACCAAGGTCATTGAATGCTTGAATACGACTGTTTAAATTAGTACTATAAAATGTACTGACGTTTTGTGTTACTGTGCAACTCAGGCTCATATTAATTGTTACTGGTTATAGAAACCAGAATGGTGGATTTATTTGCCGTTAGTCCTGTAAACATTACATACATGGCATTAACACGTTCATGTAATGCAGACACAGCTGCTTGTACTGATGCATAATTCAAATCCAAAGCTTGTATTCTTTGTTGATAATAAACATTGGGAGATTTAATTTCACCAAATCCTACAGATGAAAGAAAAGATACATAATTCGCACTGTTTTGAACAAGATTGTTATATGCTTCACTCCAATAAGAACTGTTGACATTAGCAGTTGTATAAACAGATGACCAGCTTCCTGAAAGGATATTAACAGTCAAATATGTGCTTTGCCAATTAGAACTAAAAGTTTGGACATGTGTAAAAACACTTTCCCATCTGGAACTGTTTCCATAAACAGTGGTATAAACACTAACCCAATAACCACTGTTTGCTTTAAGTGTTACATAACCACTATACCAGTTTTCACTGGTACCTTGATCTTGTGTATAAATTATACCTTGAAATTTAGAAGACGGTCCAGCAATAGGATCTGTACCACTTTCCAAAATTCCCGGAGTGGGATTTGTATGGTGGGTGGATCGATGAAGCTTTCCATGAAAAGGATAATTGCCAGCCATATATTTATTTATAAATTAATTGCATATTATACTGATTATAAATGCGCCGTCTCCTACTCCTTGCATATCTTCACCCCTTTTAATTGTAATAATATTACATTCGGTCCGGAATAATGGTATGGGGAAAGGAGTATCCCCTTGAATAACATTAAGAATTCCTAATTGTTGTAAATATAATTTATATAAACATCTGTTAATGGTATCACTTTGATAATTTTCATTATTTCCTATAAAATTATTGCAATCCACATTTAAAGAAGGATCTGCCAAAACAATATCATCAATATAGATATTTTTTATAAATTTATAACTTTCATAAATATCCTGATTTGTCATCTGAATATCCACAGCAGAAAGTGGCAAATATGGATCCAAATCAAATTTAAATCTTTGACGAGCTTGATTCAAAAGAACATAATTATTGTTTATAAGTTTGCTTATGCTTTTGTTGAATGTAAGACTTTGTGAATATTCTTCATTTTTTATGTGTATTTGATCTTTTGAAAAAATATCAAAATCATAAGAATAAAGCATGTTATTGGTTGCATTAGGTTCAAGAAATCTGAAAAACTCACCTGCCGAAAGGTTGGTTCCAATTGTTGTTTTTGAAAATAGAAAAATGCTATCTCTATCTTCGTCCAAATACAAATCTAAAGCTTGCAAGCTATAATTTCGAATATTGTCTTTAGACAAATCAAATTTTCCAATCTTTGTTGTTGGACGGGAAAAATATTTTTTATAAAGAGATTTGTTTGTGAGAATATAAAAAATATTAGTATTATCTTTGCTAAACAAATATTTTATTGAATATTCTCCGGTTGTTGTTTCTTCAGAAAAATCTACAACTTTGTATGAAGAATCAGAAACATTTAGAATTATGATTTTATTTTCTTTGGCCAATAAAAATATATCGGTTATTCCTGTAAACTGATTTTTATGAAGTTTGATATCAACAATCGTATACAAAGAAAATAGATTTTTTAATATTAAAGAATATCTCCAATTCAATTGGTCGTCAAAAAACTTCAAACAAGAATTTCCGCTGTCCATTACAACAAGAGTTGAAAGATAAAGATCAGCAGCATAAGGTGTGTTGAATTCATTATTGTCATACCGACCACCTTGACCTCCTATGATTTTCTTCAAATATCGTTTATTGAATTTTACATTTTCTCCTCCTATGAAACCTTCAACATCATATAAAAGAACTTGGTTATTAACCGAATCTACTACATAAAGATCATTTCCATTAAGAACCAAATCCGTTATGTTACCATTTTTTAACTGTGTTTTTTCGTCTATATAATTGCTTGAAAGAATAACATTAAATGAAGAATATTGAGTATCAAATTTTGTAAAAAATAAAGTTTGACCTTGAGATGCAATCAAAACAATGTTTTGACCATCTGTTGTAGGGGAAACAACAAAATCCTTAATAGCATCCAAGCCAGATAATCCTATTCCTGTTTGAAAGTTTCTGGCACTAGTATTTGGAACAGAAGTGGAATTCCATGTGGCTTTGGTTTTTCCTGAAATAACACCTAACCAAGATGTGTATGAATATGGAATTTGGTTTGTTAAAATTTTTGTTCGAGAGTAAAGATACAAAAGATTTTCATACAAATAATTAAAACGGATATTAATAGCCCCTGCAACGCTAAGTTCATTGACAGGAATTTGAATTTTATCGAAAGCATACGGAAGAGATATAAAATCTCCCACAACCCTATCAAAAATAAGATTTTCTTGTTGGAAAGATGTGTTTATGGTTATCATATGTTTTCTCTCCAAACAATATTTTTAATTTGTGTCAAATAAGGAAAATTATTCAATATAATACTATTCAATTGTTGTTGTATGTATGCTTTTGCATTAGGATCTGTTATTTTTGAATTATTTATAGAAATATCAACAGCAGGAGACTTGTGGTAAGGAATCCTTTGTCTAAAAAATTTCTCAATTGTATCTGTATAATTTCTGTTTTCTGCCGGAAGATTCAACATCAAAGGTTGAATATTTTTGGAATATTTCTGAAGAAAGCGTATGGAATAATAATCTAAAGCTTTTGTAAAGAAAAATACATCTTTTATTTCAAGATTTTTTATTGTGAAAGCGTCACTTATTTTTAATTTTTCATATAGATTAATTCCCGCAAAATATTGTGTGGCACCATAAGTGAAGGGTTCACTTATGATTTGGCTTAAAGTATACTTTCCTTCATCAAAAGTTTTTGAGTCAACAATTTGACCGTCCACAAACAAAATACAATTACCGTTAACAGAATCCAAAGTAAGAGCGAATTCATGATTTCCAAATTTTAACTGGGAAGCATCAAATTTAAGATTCAATTCTTCCGGATTTTCAGAAGGATAAATGTTAGGAAGATTAATACGAACTGAAATTGTGTTTTTAGGATAATTCACATCTAAAATTTCATGATTGTAAAGAGAATTTGTGATAGGAGATAACAAACATCCAGACAAAGCATAATTAAATGCTATAGGATTTTCATTAACTTGTAATGTTTTTGTATTAATTGAAGCTATTGTGTTTGTAGAAGAACAAACAGCAAAAATAGTTGTTGTATTTTCACCTTTGATATATGATGACCCAAAATCACTGGCAACTACATTTTGTGCACTTGAGGGTAAACTGAAAGTTGTAATAACAAATCCACCTGAATTATGCACATAACATGTGGATTTATTATCAAAAATAAAGAAATTTTGATTATCATCTATTGTAAATGTCATGATATTTCCACTTGTGTTATAAAAACGAGTTTCGATATTATTTGTGCTTACATTCCATTCCTTAATTTCACCGTTTGATTTATAAAAAATTCTTACACCTTCACGAATCTCTGCATCAGTTCCATCCATAATATAGACTCCAGAACCTATCCGCTTTATGGATTGTGCGCTTACCATTGGAGTTGTTGAATAAAAACGAGTAAAATTGTTGTAACCTAATTCTTCAGTTCTTCGATTATATGAAACAAAATCCCCTTTAGGTGAAACAAGGAAAAATGTATATGTTTCATCAGAGAAATTGGATATGGCAGAAGATAATGGATTGTATTGTGTGCTGTCAAAAATTGTATTTTGTGAGTTTATTTGGAACAATTCACCAGTTTTATCCAACACAAAATAATCATCTAAACTTTCTAATTGAACAATATTAATTAGTGGATTATTAAATGTAATGCTATCTATCAAACCAAATTCTTGATTGTAAATGTACAATTTATTATCACTTATGATTCTAATAAATGGTGTAACCGATCTATCCGAATAAATTCCAAAACCTGTATTTTTATAATTACCTACAATTTCATGACCAAAAGGATTGTCAAAACTTTTGCTTGCTAAAGTAAACAAGAAAGAAAAGCAATTATCAAATGATTTGCTATTAATCGTTTCATTAATTCCATACTGACTTCCTGAAAATTTGTACACTCCATTTTCAGAAGCCAAAACTGTTCCATTTGTTTGCAAATATTGATCAATACCATTGAATAAAATACTGGAATTATTTTTGTTTATATATTCATCAATATCATTTTTACCTATTCGGTAATAAGCATAAAGAGAATATGGCTCAAAAGTCATTTGACTTTTTATATCAAAAATTTCTATTGGTGTTGACGATTGATTTGTTATACAATCGTAATAGCTTTCATAACTGAAAACATCATTTGCTGAAAAAGCGGTTTGTCTGGTTGTTTTGTTAGGGAGAAAATATCTGTCATACCAAATTGGTCTTGTGGTAGGATTACAAGAACCACTTAACCAAGAACAAAGCCATGTTCCATTAACTTCTCCGCGAGGATTTCCAAAGTTTGAAGTATCTTTGTAGTTTGAAAGTTTTTTCCATATTTTATCGGAGAACTCAGGTGTATCTGAATAAATTGCCCCGGATTCAGCCAATGATGAATCATTTATATTAATAAAATTATATTCACCCATATCTAAAGGGGTATGAAAATAGCTTATTTTTCCAGGAGCAAAAAGATATTCATTTATTTTACTCAAATAATTTTGAGAAAATTTCAAATTTCCTTTTTCTTGAAAAGATCCTGTATTTAAAGAAACATAATTTCGTACTTGCTTATTTTCTGCTACAGAAACATTTTCTGATTTAGGAGTAAGAGGATTTTTTTCTGTGAAGAAATTATATGGTACTTCTGCAGAAGTTATATTGTTAAATTCAGAATGAAAAACAATTTGATTTTTTGTATTTTCAGATTGTGAACAATCAACATTAAGATTGTTTGTATCAAATTTTTTTGTATATGAATACCAAAAAGAAGATAGGGTATCAATCAGATTAAATCTGATCGGAAGAATATTAAAAGTATTATCTACAGTAAACTGAATATCACTTCCGCTGAGAGGTAAAAAAGTAAGAGATGATGCTGATCGTGTTAATGTATAGACATTATTGTTTTTTCTATAAAAAAATGTTATACAGTTATTAATATTATCAAAAATATATTCAAAAGCCTGTTGATATAAACTGTTTGAATTGAATATGTCACTTGTAGAGGAAAGAAGATAAACATTATTGTTTAAAAAGTTTAAATTCAGATAATATCTTTTATTATAATATTCGTGAGAAATTCTGCATAAATTGTTAGGAAGAAAATCTATTTCAAAATAATAATTTGGATTTTTAGCTCCCAAAAAATTATTTGTTGTAATTTCCAAATAATTTGATGAAATTGTAGGATTTATAGACCAATATCTTTGTGATGATTCTTTTATAGCATCTATACCATTGCTTATATACGTTACAAAACCATTTCCGTTTTGTGTTGGATTGATCAAAGAAAAAGATTCTTCAAATTTAATTGAAGATGTCAAAACCATATTGGAATAATTGTTATTTTTTTGATCGTATGATTTTGAAAAAAATTCAGGAAAAGCAAAATTCATACACGAATCACTGAAGATTTTTTGTTGAACTGTACCCAAATCCCTGTCTTGAACATAGGCAACTTCCATGTTCGACCAATTATTATTATCAAAAACTCTGACAGGCATAAAATTATTTATTAATATATCGGGGCAACACAACTAATTGGAACCAAATAAGTTGAGTTGAATACATCAACTCCTATCATTATATCATTGTTTACAATTGTTATAAGGGCACAATATGCAGTTAATGGGGGTATATTTGGATATATTGGCTGAGTTGTTAAAGCAGGAACTATTGTAATTGCAAATTGAAGAGGTGGAAGTTCAGGGCGCACAATAATAGGAGGAATAAACAAATAATCACCTGTCCCCAAAACACCATAATGAATATCCAAAAGTTGTGAACCTTGCAAAGTTAGTAGATAATTTCTGTTATCATCCAATAACTGATAATTCAAAATTTTATAATCTAAAATAGGATTAATTATGCTGGGTTGTGTTGCACTTAAATGAACAACAAATACATCCACATAAAAGTTTTCTCGATAACAACTGATGATTGCTGTATGGGCAGTGATGAAATCTTCTCCGGTTTCATAAATTCCTGTAATTGAATCTAGTGTAGTAGAACTAGGATTTATTAAATCTATAAATTTTTCTTCATATTTGTCATTAATATCTGCAGTTATTTTTTGTATTTTATATAATGTTTGATCAACACCCGATAAAGAAAATGTTATTTGAACAGGTGCTGTGAATAAAAATTCATTCTGTTCATATCGGTGTATTACGATATTTTCAGATGCAGAAAATGTCGAAGTGTTTGTATATGCAGATAATGGTAATGCCGAAAGCGGTGGGAGTGCACTTAAGGATCTGAAAGTTCCTGAACAAAGAACATTCGTATATGTAAAATTATACCCAAATATTGGATCACGATAAACATATCCGTCAATTGTTCCGTAACTGACAAAATTTTCTCCCGCCGTCAAATAAATTGTTCCTGTGTTATATTTCATTTTATATTCCTGTTAATGGACATACTAATGGACTCAAGATATCCAATCCATTGATTGAATATAACGGTATGCTGCTATCCACAATTTCTACTAATGCACAATATGAACTCAAAGGAACAACTGGAGGTTTCGGACATTGGATTGTCAAAACATATCCACTTAAATCTATTTTCTTCAAGAAAGAAACTGGCAATGGATTCAACAATTGTATGACACAAGGAGGTACAACAGGTGCAGGAACATATGCAGGATTGCAATTTAAATTATAAACAGATATTCCATTTGTTGATCGTGCAGCCAGAATTTTCCCTTTAATATCCATGTTAGATCCCAAACGAACATTAGGAGTCAGGGATATAGGGGGATATGTTTTTAACAATAATAATGATTCGTTAGATTCTGAATAATCATAAATATCGATCAATCCAGCATTTGAATTGAGTGAAACTGTATTTCCAGGACGGCTGATGCCTAATATTGTGCCGTTGATTGAAATAGCCGAACCAAACTTTGCATCAGGATTATTTCCTGCAGAAAGCTGAATGGAATATGACCATACGTTTGTGGTTTGATTTTTTGTAAAAACAAAAACAGCACCGTCAGAACTATATAAACAACCTTTATAAGGGGCACTTATTGCAGCAAAATAATCACCCATTCCGATTGAATATCCAAATCCTTCAAAAGAATTTGATATGCTTGAAAGATAAAACACACTACTATAATTTCCTAAACCATCATTTTCAAATATTTGTGCAGATCCATCAATATATGATATGATACCTTGATTGTTTTTAAATTTAATATTTGTTGGAATTGAAGAAAGAGTTGTAATTGAGGAATAGTAATTCCAATCATAGTTGTTTCTTTTGTATATTTCTACAGATGAAAGAGTGGAAAGAAATACATAGTCATTGTCTATGCTTCCATGAAATCCAAATCCAGAAACATTATTTGAATATACAGTATATTCTTTTACAACGTTTCTTCCCAAATTCCTATAGATGTCTACAGAATTATTAAGTGTGTTTCTTACAAGCAATTTATCATTTGAATTATCTAGGAAGTTTTCAATAATTGAAGCATCATAATTTATTGTTTGACGCTCATCATAAGGAGCGGTGCTTGAAGTGGTAAGAATATAATCATTAAAAGACTTATTTCCGGGTTTTTCAGAAAATAAATTATTAGAACCTAAAAACAATTTTGAAGTTTGGCCAACACTAAACACATTTGTTCGTATAAATTGCAAACAGGTGGATAAGGTTGCATCTAAAATATTGTCCACATTCTGTTCAAAACCGTAGCAATCAAATTCTTTAATTTTAAAAACTGTAGTATCATCCGGAGAAATAAAATTACAGGCTATTCGATATGAAGTTTGTTTTCTTCTATCCAGATAGGTTTCAGCTAATGTTACAAAATTATCAGGAGAAACCATTTTTTGAACTTTAACCAAACGGCCATGCTCTGTTAAAACAACACGAATTGTTGTATAAATTGCATCATTTTCAGTTGTATAATTTTGACCCAATACAATATCGGAGAATGATGAAAGATTTTCAGTATAAGTTAAAAGAGGATAATCATTAAATTCCGGACCCCTAATAGCTATTGTATTTGGATTGTTTTTATAATCACCATCATTTCTTCCGTCACCTTTTTTGGAAAATTCTCCTGTAACGTCTAATCCAATACCCATATATGCACCTTTTAAACCCTCATATCCTGTATATGGCGAATAACCTAATGATCCGTTTATTCCACCTCCATATGGTGAAGACAAAGAATCTTCATAAAATGCAATCGTTATTCCTCCTGAACAGGACGATAAAGGATTAAAGATGGAAAAGGTCAATGAAGTCGCAATATCATGGCGACTATCAAATGATTTTTCGTTATATATCCTGTTGAATTGCATATAAATTATTTAATTGTAAATTATCTTTGTCATCTTGGATCTATATAAATGACATGTTGTCCACTGGCAACATAGGTTATTGAAAAGATATGCGTCCCATCTTGGGCTGTAATAGAGTCATTAATTGTTGTAAAATAATGCTGATTTGATCCAGAGAAGTCATAAACCAGAGTTCCGTACACATCTCTTAAGTTTAAATTTGTATTGCCTGCAGAAACAGTAAACGTGTTTGTGACTGTGGAATCGCAAACAATGAATGAAGAGACAGTGCTGCTTACTGTTAATGGCTGAGATGCTACATAATAATAGTTAAAAAACTCAGAAGCAGATGATGAACAAACCAAACTGTTGAAATCTTTTTGATTAGCAACAATTGATGAAGATAGTGATATATGCCTGACAGTTTGTTCTTTTATTCTATCATTATAATTTCTATCATAAATGAATCCGCAAGGTTTAAATGATAAGAAATTATCTAAAGCCAAAGTATTAAAAGATTTTTTAAATTTGTAATTGTTAAGAATTGGTATGCCATTTTTATTGTAACTTTTTACCAATATACCCATTATCTGGGATTCATGACTAATGTTCATCAAACTTCTGTCATTCAATGAAAGATTGAAGTTTTCTGAACTTAAATTAACAACAAAAGAGCTTAAACTTTGAATGTTTTCATTTATTGGATAAATTTTTGTAAAATTCAAACTTTGAATATTTGCTGCAAAAACTTTTGGATAAACTATTTTCTTGCTTGTGGATGAATTTTCCTGAAACAATGTTAAAAATGCTAAAAATATATTATTACTTTCATCATCATACCAAAAATTTGAATAATTTTCTATGTTAGAATCTGTATTATATTTCTTAAAGTATGTGTTTTTTGTATAAAATCCATTAAATGTGTTTGTGTCAAAATCAAAATTAATTTTGTCTAATACAACATAATTTGGTGTTTCCAAAACAATTGTATTGAAAATCAATTCCATGTCTATGATGGAATTTTCAAGTTCGTTTCTTATTATTGTTGGATATTTTATGAAAATACCACTCAAAGCAGAACTTAAAGGTAAAACCTTCGTATCATCATAGGATCTAACAAAAACTTGTCCGGTTTGGAAATTCTGTTTAGCATAAAGAGAACATAACGAAGAAGTATTGGTAATGAATAATGATGTTGCAGATGGATAATGTACATATGTTGAAACTGCAGAATAACTGTTTGTTAATGAATTTTTAAATAATCCATAATGATTACCAAAAATATCAGTTTTATATTTTGTTAGTATTCCTTTATTGTAAAGAAGATATTTTTTTCTTTCATCCAATGGATAATAATCATCTCCAGAAAATTCAAAAACGTCCCTGTTTCTCCAAATAATATTATCATTCCAAAAATCTTGGTAGTCTGTTACTCTGGAAATTCCTTCATCGCTATCTTCGGATATTTCTGTTTTTCCTGTATAAGAAAAGAATTTATGAATTTTTGGTTCAGAATATATTTTACCAAATGCATAATCATTAGACCAATCATAACGATTCCA